TACTAGGTCGAGAATCAAGTCCTTTGGGCGCGGTGTTGTGGTCACGATCACCCGAGGGTGGCTGTACGGTTTATCGTCGGGCTTGATACGCAGGCCCAGCATCATGTTGTCCCATGCCTCATTGGGGCCAAGGTAACTGAAAGCGGCCAACTCGTCACACCAGCAGAACGATGAGTTGATACCGCGCAGGCGGTCGTAAGAGTCAGCCGACACGCCCCTGATCTTGGAACCGTTGGACAGTTTGATCAGGTGGTCTTGCTTGTTGTAGTCGATCACTAGCGGCTCGGGGATGCAGGCGAGCAGTCCGCTCGGCCCTTCAAAGCAGGTGAATTTCAAGTCCCCCGATGTAGGGGCCAGCACCACGCTCATTGTGCCGGGGTGCGTCCATGCCCACCACCACAAAGCCTCAGCGGCACTACGAGTCTTCCCGGCTCCGCGCCCGGCCAGCATCAAGAAAACCGTGTAATCGATCTCAAGGTCTGGCGGTATCTGGTAAGGGTGCGCCCGTATTATCCATTCGGCGTGTGCTATGTATGCGAGTCGGTCATGCTCAGGCTCGGCGTTGAACTCCGCCTGCACTGTTGGGTCTTCAAGCAACTCAGCCAGCACGCTTGGTCATCTCCATGTTGCGGATGATCTCGAGGAACTTGTGGGCGCTCGAGTCCTCTGTCTTGATGGCGGCTCCACCCTCCACGCCTTCCACAGCCATGCGGTCGCCGTACTTCTTGGGTTTAAGTTTGGCCGCCGTCCACTTGCGGGCCTCTATGCGATTCTTCTGCCACTGAATGTAGGTCACATCCAGACTGGTACGGCCATCCTTATCGGTGTACTCAGGCGGGTGCTCGTCAGCGATGGCGATGATTTCATCGGCGTTGGTGTCGGCCTGCTCCTCACGAGCGCGCGCGTATTGCTCCGCGAACGAGGGGTGGCGCAACAACCACTCATACACCGTACTCTGCGCAGGCATGACTCCAGCCTTGTCTTCTCTCAGTATCTGACGCAGGCTCATTCCCTCTGCTAGTAGGATACAGATAAGGTCAGCAGTGCGTTGGTTGAAGGTTGTAGGTGCTCCGATCTTCTTCGGGGCTGTAGGCGTCTTTGCGGGCGTCATGGCACCCTTGGCCTCTGTCTTAGGCTTTGACGGCTTGGCGGGCTTTGTAGGCCCCTTCTTGGCGGTTTCTGGCATGACCCGTATTCCCTTCGGTTCGGTTGATTGTCGCCAGTGTAGCAAACCTCAAGGGTTTTCGCCAGTAGGTTGTTGGACTCGATTCGGTCTTCGGCTCAGGCGCAGTGGAAAGCCAGAAAAATCTGCGCGTCGACATCCTCGATTGCTGGCTTGACATCCAACACGACTGGAGACTCCCCTCGGTTTCTATCTTCCGATGGGCAAGTGAATGCCCGAATCCCCATGCGCGTTGGCCCCACTTTCGTGGGAACCATTGTGAAACCATTAAGGTTTCTTGGCCTCTCTGCATATGTTTTGGACATAGGCGCTTGACTGTTGCTGGGCACACTCTTCTTCTGTCAGCATAAAGTCCGGCACCCACGCCATCAGCGTAAAAACCAGTAAAAAGATTATACCAATTACGATCTTCTGTGTCAGCGTTTCTTCAGGTAATTGTTGACTTGGAAGGTCTTTCATCATGTCGTCGATCTCCTGCTTATTCATGGTTTCGCTCCTTCAAGGTTTTGTCGATGCCTGCGGCAAAGTGGCCCAGTTGGTGGCCGAACGATGGGTGCACGCAGTGAGACTCCTCCCACTGCTTGTCGATGTCCTCAAGGGTGACTCCCCGCCACTCCTTACGCTGGTCGTCATTCGTCTTCTGGGTATTCGTCTGGGTCATTTCGATCCTCCTCTGTCTCAATTGCGGTATGCAGTGCCTCCCAGTCCCGCTGAATTTGGCGTTGGCGCTCTTCCTCTGCGCGTTGCTCTGGGGTGATGGCCTGAAACTGCTTGCGCAGTTCGGCCTCCATCTCGTTCATCAGGTCGCCCATATTGGTCATTTTGCTTCCTCCACGGTCACGCGGTACTTTTTGCCGAAGCGGTCTTCGACCATGATGGTCTTCTTGGTGCTGGCAAAACCGCCAGTCTCGGTCAGGTCGTACTGTGGGCGGCTCACGCTGGCAAGCAGGCGCTCAGTGTCGTTGGTCTTCAGGTTGCCCACAATGGTGTGCGCGATGTAATCGCAGTAGGCGATGTAGGACTTTGGCAGGTTGTCAAAGAACTGGTTGACGATGGTGTTCATTGTGTCGAAGTGGCTCATGGTTTTCTCCTTAGTTGAGTTGCTCGGCGATCTCTTGCTCGATCTCGTTGATGATCTTGTCGGTCAGTTTGCGCTCCAGCCAAGGGGCCTTGCGGCCACGGCGGTCGAGCACCTCGAACTCGCACTCGGTGTAGCCGTGGTAATCCCAGTCGCTGGCGGCGTGGTACGAGTAAGAGCCGCGCACGCTCTCAAAGTAGGTCACACCCACGATGCAGGGGATGCCTGCCACTCTTGTTTCGATCTCTGCTATGTATGCCATTTCACTGTCCTTTCGCTGTTGATGGTGTAATTGTACATTAAACGAGCAACCCCGCAAGGGGGTTGACAAAATATTTTTATGCCGCCTCCAGCACCTTGGGGCGCTGGATCACGGTCTGCTTGACGCCGTTGTAAACGGTGTGCTCTTTAACGCTGGCCTTCACTGTGCAGGTGTCACCCTTACCGCCGAGGTCTGAGCGACCCTTGTAGGTGATGGCGTTGCCCTGCTCATCGCGGGCGATGGTGATGTAGTTGTCACCATAAAACTCAGACTTGAGCACAATGATGCGCTCGACGGTGATGGTCAAAGTGACTTTGTCGCCCACTACGCCAATGTGCTGGCTGTTGGCGCGTGCGGCCTCGAGGCGGTCGATCACCGCAAAGCAAGACTCTACGGCCTCGACTTGTCGGGCGGTTAAGTCACCCCAATGGGCCAAGTTGTACGCCATGCTACGCAGGAACTCATTGGTGCCTTCGTATGCTTCCAAACGGGCCACCAAGGCGCCGTTGGCGTCGCGCCATGCTTGGGTAGCCTCGAGGCGCTGTGCAGTGCGCTGGGCGCGTTCTGCCTCGATCTGAGCCTTGCGTGCATCGCGGCGCTTTTGTGCACCAGCCTGACGGCGTGCACGAGTATGCTCGGCGCGAACTTCCAAAAAGCGATCAATACCCCAGCCAGTCTTGGCAACGCAGTCGCAACCGACCTTGAACTGCTTTGCGCCAGCAATGGAACCCTTGATCCAGAACTCCCAGCGAATGCCAGTGCCGCAGTAGTCGCAAACACCACCAGCCTTGGTTGTGCCGTCGCCGTTGTCCCAAACATTCTCGCTCACGCCTGTGCATGAGAAAGGTGCCTTGCCGAGTCCTGCTTTTTCAAATGGGTGTGTCATTATTCGCTCCTGATTCGCTGTTGTAGCACTGAGAAGTTCGGTGCATGAGTGTAATTGTATATTAAACGAAGGGGCTGTCAACCCCCTCGCTCAATTTATTTTTCTAGGGACTTTCCCTTATCCTGACCAGCCTCGAGAATCTTGTTGGCCGCACTGAAAATGCGCTGGGCTGTCTTGTCGGTGATCTCCGCGCCCTGCAACCAGTTCTGGATGTAGCCACGGGACTCGTGCAGGCCGGGCAGGTCGAGCAGTGAGCACAGGATGTAGGCCACGCCCTCTGCCTCGACTTCGCGCACATCGCGGGGTGTGCTTTCGCTGTCAGACAGTTGGCCTTCCTTGGTGTGGCCGAGCACCACATGGGCGATCTCGTGGAAGCGAGTCTTATGGGGCAACACGGCCACAGGGTTGATGGCGATGCTGGACTCGTAGGCATAGCCTTGGCAGTTGCCGTCGGTGTGGCCGAAGGGCACCTCTGTGATGCTGAGGGCCTCGAGCGCCTTGGCCTTGTCCCATGCTGGGATGACCACCTCGTTGACATACTCTTCGCCTTCGGTCTGGCCGAGCACGAACCAGTTGTTGCGCAGGGTGAACAGGCTAAACACCTCGCCTGTCTTTTCGCCTGCGTCATCCTTCTTGCTGATGGTGACGGGCATTACCAGCGCGATGGCCTTCTGGCCCTTGCTCACTGAACGGCCCAATTTTTTCCATGCGTTAAAACTGGCGATGGGGCCGATAGGGATGTCACGGGCGATGCACTGGCTGTAGGCCAGCAGTTGGTTGCCGATGCTGTAGCCGTGGAATGTGCTGTAGCACTTGCTGATGATGCCGGGCTGGTTGATGGCATCGTTGAGTAACTGAGAGAAGTTTGCTTTTTCCATGATTCGCTTTCCTTTTTCGCTGTACTGCGACATTGCAGTGAAGTTAGTATAACACCAAATTAAACGATGCAACACTTTTTTTTAAAATATTTTCTAAGTATTTTCCCTAGTGTTGTTTTGAAGGGGCCGTGGCCCCTCCGAGTTACTGCTTGGCCCAGTAGCCGTACACCATGCGCTCGGTGCAATTGAATATGTCTTGGGGCACGCCATCAATCACTGCCACATAATGACCTGCCTGCTTGGCTATCACGGTGCCCGTCAGGTCACGGCAACGCGCCTTGCGGCCTGTGAACTGGGGGGCCTTTTGCCACACCCAGCCGTAACGCTTGAGCACCTCGGCGTAGATGTCTTTATTGATGCCATTGCGTGCTGATTTGGCGCGACCGTTGTCGGCGTTGGCTTGAGCCAATTCTTTGTACACGGCGCTGTAATCGAGGCCCAATGCAATTGCCATTGCACGAGCACCACAGTCACCCGCTGTGCCCTTGAACCCTGCGGCCTTCCGGCCCCCGTCGTTATATTGATAACTCATTTCGCTTTCCTTCGCTGTATCTGACTATGCGATTTGCTGTGTCAGTGAAGTTAGTATAACACTAAATTAAACGATGTCAACAAATATTTGAAATTATTTTGTAGGTACTTTCCCTAATGCCTTGCGCTCGGCTATCGCCCTTTGCAGGGCGTGCCAGAAGGGGGACTCAATTGGCTTCAAGCGGCTTGTCCTCCTGCTTGAGGTGGTATAGCAACTCAGCCAAGGGCAACTTGTCTCCCTTGTACTGCTTTGCATATCGCTCGATCTCGGCCACGATGTAGTCGCACCCGTGGTCAAAGCCTTTGATGTAGTCGATGTCTTTGTCGCTGTATGTCATAGATTCCCCAATGCCAAATAACCTTCCGGCGTTACTGTCCAAACCACCGCATCTTTGCGCTGGGCCGTCTTCCTACGGTGGCCGCTGTCGACCACAAACCCTTTGTCCATGAGTGACACCCGGCAAGGGCGGTATGAGTTGCCCTGCATACCCGCCGCCTGCTGGCCCTCCTCATCGGTCAGGCCCTGCGGGAACCGGGACAACTGCAACAACACATCTCGCGTCATCGTGCCGAACTTGGGCGCGATGGCCTCTGCGGCGGCTGTGGAGGTGTCGCTGTGCCACTGGTGAGGGGGTAGGTGCCCCTTGCCCTTCTTACGGGCCAGATCGGCCTCTATGAGGGCAATGCATTCACCAATGGCATCTGCCACAAAAATATCATGGGCGCGAATTGCTTTCAACTCGGCCAGCACCCGGCCCAATGTTCGTTTGCTCATGCTGTGGCCCTCAACTCAAAAGTAAATTCGTTGGCCCGCAAGAACTCGCGTTGCGGCTCTGTTGCCAGCACCCAAGCCATTGGGTACTTGGTGATGTACGCCTGCAAGCGGCGACGGTTTGTAGGGGTGGGCACCCGGCGGTAGGTGTTGATCAGTTTTCTCATGCTGTGATCACTCCCTCGTTGATGAGGTGCTGGGCAGTGCGGCCAAACCAGCCTTGCAGACGCCATGCGAGGCCAGTGTCGACGAGGTGTTGCCACGCCTCGATCACTTGCTCTTCGCTTTCGGCCTCGATGAAGCCCTCTGCCAATCCCGTCGCTGTAAAGTTGTCCATGTCGATCTCCTTCGCTGTTGCCCCCGAGGGGGCTGGGTTAATTAACGGCTGGTTACCTTGACGCTGAACACAGCGGTCGTTTTGGTGTTGGCGGCAATTGCTGTTGGCAATTCTTTGTCAGCATCAAAACCAAGTTTGATGGCAACTTTTTTCCAAGAGTCCTTGGCATCTTCTTTGTCGGCGATCTCAACGCCAACCTTAGAGGCAACCAAACCAAGCCAGTCAATGCTGGAGCGGTTTGTTTCGATGTAGGTTGCCTTGAAGAGGTTACCCTCGACAACCTTTGCGCCACCAGCAGAGGCGGCGTCTTTGATGTTGTCCTTGATGGCGTCGGCTTGTTTAGTCAACTCGGCAATTTGAGCCAAGAGGTTACCCAGTGTGTCAACTTGGGTGAGTTGGATGTCGTTTGCTTTCATTTCGCTGTTTCCTTCACTGTCTCGACTATGCGGTATTGCTGTGTCGATGTATGAAGTTTAACACAAACTTAAACCATGTCAACAACTTTTTTAAATTATTTTCTAGGTAGTTTCCCTAGTGTTGTGTCCAAGCAACTTTAGGGTGTCGTCCAGCAGGTCGGTCTCCTC